TCCTGCAGGAATGGGAGCAGGACGAGCACGTATCGTGTAGAGTCGGGTTCGCCGCCACCGCACTGATCGGTACGGATGGTCCGGACGAAATTCTGGAGTACGTGGAGATCGCCGGCCGCGATGGCGGGCGGGAGAAGTCGCGCGGCAGTGAGAAGGCGGAACAGTGGCGGAAGTCCGTGGCAGAACTTGCCGGCCAGCACGGGCTGACGATGCGGCCGGGAAAGTTTGAGTTGATCTGATGCCGTTCGTGGATGACACCCAGTGGATCGAACGCATGACGGCCGCACGCGCGAGCCGACAAGAGCGAATGAACGTGCGCATTGTCTGGTTTGATCGAAGATTGCAGCAAGGTCTTGCTTTGACGATGCAGAAGCGAGTGTTGATTGCTGCACAGTTGCTCCGCGATCAGATAGTAATCAACTTGAGCAAGCCGGTTCGCAAGTACAAACGAACGCGCACACGCGATACCCGCATGTTCAAAGTCGAAGGCGGCCTCGTTGTTTCGCACCAGTTCCTCACGAAAGAAGAACAGCAGTCACACAAGAAGGCGTCGGGAGGCAAGAGAGGTTCGACCTACACCGCCGTCGATCCAGCCTCACGGTCGAAACCTGGGGAGTTTCCTCGGGCTGATACGACGCGACTGATGAAGGACATCTTCTACCGCCGGACTGGACCGACGTCGGCATTGGTCGGCACGAGTCTGAAATACGGTGTCAAGCTCGAATTGAAGATGAACCGGTCTTTCCTGCGTCGCACCTTGTATGAGTTCGCCCCCACGATCCGCCGGATTCTGACGCAAGGGGTTACTGGCGTCACTGGGTTTGGAGTGAATGGATGACAAGCACGATCACCGGTAGCTGGAACCTGGACAAGGCGATTATTGCCAGATGGGACGCTCAGAGTCTGGATACGGCGTTCAAGTCGTACTGGGCGGTCGCCGATAGAACCAAGCACCTCTCGTTGATCGACAGCGAGCAGCGACCTGCCGGGCCGTTTCCCTACTGCGTCTACATGGTCGAACGTCCGAACGTAACTGGCAACAGTACAGGCACTTCCGACAGTTCGACGACGCGAAAATACGTCAAAGTCATCGTACAGTTTGACATCTACGCACAAAATTCCACTACGCAGAACGGCAAGGAAATAGCGCGTACCTTGGCCGCAGCGGTTGCCGATAAGTTCGATCCGAAGAACGACTGGGGGATCGATGTCGACTACATAATGCGGGTGGACCGTATAACTGATTTCTCTGATCGTGCGGACGACGACGTGTGGTTGTGGACGGTGCAGTACGAAATCACGCTAGACCAGATCTGGGACAGGTGATACGATTACACGAAATGAGGGGACACGCAAATGGCGACAATATCGCTCAGTAATGGCAAAGTGGAGTGTACGATCCAGGGAACGTACCGCAACACGCTGTCGGACGGCAACATCGCGGCAGTGAGCGTCGGTACGAAGTTCCTGACGCAAGTCCTTACCAGCGGCGTGGAGGGCACGCAGGCCAACCGTGCCTGGGCCAGGACCGGGGCGACCATTACCTCCGGGGCGACCAGCGATATCGACCTGTACGACTTCGCGGGGATCGACATCGGGGGCGGGGCAGGCAACGACGGGCTCGGTCAAGCTATGGCGCTGGAGGAGATCGTAGCCATTGCGATCCACCAGACGGCTGGTGCAGGCCGCTTGGAAATCATGCCCGCGAACCCTGCCAATCATTGTACCTGGATGCCGTCACTCACCGTGGCGAACGGGGGCGCGTTGAAGTCGGGTGGTGTTCTGATGATGGTGCAGACGAACACCGATGCCTTCGACATCTCGGATGGTGTGAGTCACATGATCCGCCTTGGTGCGAATGGCGGCAACGTGACTTATGCCATGTACATTCTCGGTCGCCACGATGACAACCTGAGCACCTCCAGCAGTGAGAGCAGCAGCAGCCAGAGTTCAAGCAGCTCGAGCAGCCAGAGTACGTCGAGCAGCAGCCAGAGTACGTCCAGCAGCGCGAGCAGCAGCAGCCAGAGTACGTCCAGCAGCGCGAGCAGTAGTAGTGAGAGCAGCAGCAGCTTGGGCCTGACGTCCAGCTGTTCCTCCCCGTAGCAGCCATACCGTCTTGGCATAGTGTGAATCGGTCGTCGCCTGTACGTAATGTTGACAGCGAGACAACCTCGCGACACACAGGCATAGGAGAAGACCGATGACAAATCCAGCTTCGACTGCCGTTATGGGCGATGTCGGCGAGGTAGTTGTAGACTCGACGGCAATTGCTCGATTGACGCAATGGCAGTTCAACCCCCAAGCAAATCTCAGCGAATGGGGCGACTCCGACTCCGAGGGGTACACGAACGTGCGGCCGGCACGGAAGTCCGGCACGGGGTCCATGGAAGGCAAGATGGACGACACGAGCGAGTTCTACGATCTCTTCTCCGAGGGAGACGAACCGGAACTGACGCTGTGGGCGACCACGACCCTGTTTTGGAACCTGCCGTGCGCGGTGATCAGCGGCTATCAGCTGACCGTAGACACCGACAGCAAAGAGGTCGTCGGCTGGAGTGCGGACTTCAGCGCGTCTGGACCGTTCTATTATCCCGGTCACGCGAGCGCTCCGGCGAAGACGTATCCATCGTAGACATGACGCGCCAGTCATGCAGCCAACAAGCCAACAGTTGAAACTGGCGACTGTTGGCTTGTTTTTTTGAGTGCCGGTTGGAGATGACGCAGTGAATGATGTACACGACTTTACAACCGTGACGCATCGCAGTGCTTCGTACCTCATGAAGCACGGCAGATTCAAGGGCAAGACGTTTGATGTCTGGGCCTTGACGATTCAAAATCTGGCACGTTGCCAGGATGAAGCGGTGCAAGAGTACAAGCGGCAATACATCGAGACGTTCACACGCAACGTCGACTTGATGCCGCCGGAGCAGCGGGATGCGATGATCGCAAAGGCATTCGAGTCCGCGAGTAAGATGACCTACGCGGATCTGCCGAAAAAGACGGCAAACTTTCCGATCTTCACGGCAGCAGGCGAGTTTCTGCGCGACGAACGCGGTGATCTGGTTCTGCGTGAACAGGAACTGGAATACATGTTGTGGTGGCTCGGTGATACGTTGCGCGGTCGTCTGTACGCGACGTGGCTATCCCTGACGCACGCTCCGCAGCAGCGGCACCTGACGCTGGACAACGTGGATGCGATCTTTCTGGAGTCGCAAGAGGACTTGCGGGAGATCGTCGACTTGATCAGTCAGTTGACGCAGCCGAAGGTCGAACTGGGAAACGGGCTGGAGCCGGAACCGGAGGCAACGGTTCCGGCGAGGAGAAGGAAACGCAGAAGACGTTGATGCAAGGCGTCCCATTGCTGGTGCGAAAACTCTGCGAAGCGTACATGGGACTCGACCCGATCATGATTCAACACTGGACGCTGGACATGCTCTATTTGATGACTGTCCCGGTGGACGAGATCAAATCCGGTGGCAAGCGGATGAGCGTTGCGGCCGCAGTTGCCGGTGGGTTTGTCGATCCCAAGAAGGTGCCGTCAGTCCACGGTGGAGCGTCGTACTTCCAGCGCATGAAAGCCAAGCTCGCCAATAAGTCGCAGCCGGCTGGAGATGGAAGTTTGTCTAAACGGCAGCGACGTCGGCAACGGATTGACGAACTGAAAAAGCGCATCGCGACCGGAGACGTATGATGGCTGGTAGCATGACGAACCAACAGCTGGCACTTGCCTATGTGAGCTTGCGCGCCGACATGACGCAACTGCGGGGCGATCTGAATGCAGCGAAAGGAGTGGTCGGTCAGAATCTCGCATCGTATCAAAACATGTTTGGAGGGTTCGCCCAGCGCATTCGCGGCATGTTCATGATGGGCCTCGGCATGGCGGGAATTTCGTTGACGACGCAGGGAATTTTCAACCTCGGTCGTTCGATGATTTTCGCCATCGACAAGGTCAACATGCTGAAGAACAGTTTCTCGACGATGCTCGGTGGTGGCGACGAGGGGGCTCGCAGGGCAGACGTGCTGATCAAGAAAATGCGGGAGTTCACAGCGATCACACCGTTCACCGAACAGCAGGTGAGCAGCGCGATCACGATGTTCTTGCCGTACAAGAAGAACTTCGATGAACTATTCGAGACGATCCGCGCGATTGGCGACGCAGCTGCCGTGTCGTCGGAAGGACTGCTAGCCTTTCCCAGGGTGGCCCGCGCTATCACGCAAATGTACGCCAAGGGACGCATTCAAGCGGAAGAGATGATGCAGCTGGCCGAGGCAGGGACCACGCCGTGGCAGACGCTGGCCAAAGCGATGGGCAAAACAACGCAGGAAGTGCAGTACATGAGCCAGCGCGGCCTGATGGACGCCGAGGCGATCAATAAGTTTGTCAAGCAGTTGGGAGAAGACTACGCCGGCGCGATGGAGAAGCAAAGCAAGCAGGTCACCGGTCTGTTGTCGACGATCAGCGACAACGTGAAGACTAGCGCCATGGAAGCGTTCCAGCCGCTGTACGACGCAGTGCAGAAGGTGCTGGAGCAAATTGCTGCGGGTGTGCAGACGCCGCGATTTCGGGAAGGCTTCCGCGTGCTCGGCAACACGATCATGATGGCTGCCAAGGG